AGGTTTTCAACAGGGGCAGTGTTGGTGCCAGCGCCTTTTACGGTTTCTCTTACTTTTAAAGGTTTATATTTATTATTAGCTACGCCATTTTGGCGTAGGGGGGTGTGACAATTTGGCGTATTGGGGGTAGGTTTAAATTTAATACTAATCAGTAACTTAGCTATTATCTCTTTGACGGCCTTTACATGATTTCCGATAGACAATCTTTTAGGCTTTATAGCGTTTCTTAAAGACCGCGCGAAGGATAGAAAACTATCAGTTAACTTGTAGACGTTAGGGAGGCGCGCGCCGGTGTCCTTGTTATAAACAGGAAGCACCTTAACCATGTTGTGTTTCTCAGCTAAAGAGCAATGACGAGAAGCAGTGCGAAGGCTTACATTGGCGATCTCAGCAAGTTGGTTTTGCGAGCGATTAATGATGTATTCATTAGTCGAACCGGCGATGTTTGATGAATCAACAAAGATGCTGGCGAAAGGGAAATGGAAGCTTAGAGCTTTAAACGCGTTTTGGATGTCGAAACCCGTGATACGAGTGGCGTTATTATTGAATTCAGCGCTCATGTTGGTATAATGCTCTCGCTTATTGGAATTAAGTAAACAGGTCCTCGGACCGAGCTTGTTGTTTTATTTCGTTGAAGCGACAAGTAGAAAGTTCGGTTTTGCTATGGATTGAACTTTCGACTAAAGCCACTCTCAGAAGGTGGCTTTTTTTATGCCTGAAACAAAGCGGAGCGGATAATAGATCGTACTAGATATGCGATCAACACTGATCATCTGATCAGGTTACTATGTTATAAACATAAAAAGACGGCCTAAGCCGCCTTTTATATGACTTTTTACAGAGACTTCTGCACTAATTGGAAAGGATAACTAATTTCATCTTTTTTACCGACTGCCGATGTTTTGTGCTGATCGGGTAACTTTCGTTCACCAATTGGTAGGGCGCGCGTGGCGTGTTGTGAAGCAGACTCCAACAATGCAGCAATAATCCTTACATCGTCCTCTGTCTTCATATTAACCAACGCTTCACGTTGAGCTTTAGATAGAAAAATAGGCATATTTGATACAGCCTCAAGCATAATTTGCTTGCGTTTCTCGTTCGCCCGTTCCATTTCAGCAAGCTGACCGCGCATGACTGATTTTTCATGTTGAACGCGGCGGCTATGCGTTTCCTCAATCGCTAATGCGGATTCCAACATAGCATTGCGTTCATACTGAGTGATGGGATCAATGGCGGTAAGCTTGTCAAAGTGAGCCGCAATATCAACCGCCGCCGATTCGCTAAAGCCGCTCGTTTGAAGGTGCGTGATGATCGAGTTTTGACGCGATTCTGCCGATTCAAACATCATTCCTTTTTTATCGAGGCTGATATAGTTAGGGGTCGTTACGTAATCCATACCGTGATAGCTGTTAACGAAGGAACGAAATGCCTGATCATCCCCACCTGTCGCCCATGACCAGCCACCGGCTTTCGATTTTTCCATACCATCAACAATCTGCCCTGGTACAGTGTCCATGATCTCCTGGGTGTGCGTAACAATCCCCGAATCATCTAACGAAATATCTAATGTCCGGTTGCTTGGTACGTTCTCAAGCACAACCGGCTTGCCGTCCACGATAATGACGGAGGTTTCAGGTAAGTCTAAATCACCTGTTTTCTCGTAGTTCATTGCACGTCTACCGTGCCCGTAATAGCCGAACATTTCCCCTAGTGCGATACGCTCTTTCACCATTGGATCGCTAAGCGTAGTCGCAATGCTCTCAAGCAAATATTTGCGGTTATTTTGTGGGGTATATTTCCTGATTTTATCGATCAGGGAAAAGCGGTCAGTTACCGTTCTCATTAGTTATTTTCCTGTGGATTTAAGATGAAGTGAGCAAAGGAAACCAATTGTTCATTTGACCAATTAGCCGGTTCGTCACCTAACTGCGGTGCGCTTTCGTTCATCATGCTGCCGCCGCTTTGCTCGTCAGGGGCTTTGATGGACCGAAATTCTTTAATCATTTGCGCGACTTGTTCCGGCGTCATTTTCAGTTGGTTAACGAACAGATAACTCATAAACGTATCGCTGCCGGACATTTTCGGGCTGTTATTGATGGCATCCATAACTTGAACTAACAGCGTGACGAAGTTAGCGCGAGCATCGAGCTCTCGGTTTTCTTCTTCTTGGATAGCGGTATTCATGGAGTGGAATGTGACGGAGAAAGGGCGGTCCTCGCCGATGTATGTTTTTCCGTACTTATAGGCTAGGTGAATATCAATAAGGCGTTCAATCGCCTGTTTCGCTGCAGCGCGGATCCAGTTTGCGCGTAACGCGGCTTGAATGGCTGTTTGCGCCCAACCGCCTTCACCCAGGCCACCAGCCATTTGATCAGCCCACCCCAACATCGTGGAATCAACGCCCAGGGACGCGGCCAATTGGCGAAGATGAAACATGACGTCTTCAATGCCGTTAATGTCTGCCGGTATCGACTGCGTATCGACTGTTATCCCGTTTTTACCGTTCCCCATAACAGGGATTAGGTGATTCATAACGGTAGGCATTGCAAGGTTGCTGGTGGCGCGCCGCTCTAACATATCGTTATTACGTTTGAGTGATTGCGCGACTGTCCGGGTGTAGTTTGCTGCGTTGGCCACGTCTAGCGAATCGGTGGAAAGTGCGATCAGCCGGTCAACTTTGGCGCTGTTGAAACGCACGGCCTTTAAGGCTTTTAATGCGCCGCAAAGGTTTAGGAAAGGCTCGTAACTGGATTCTAAGAACGAGGTACCATAGTTTTGCGTTTCCATTACTTCCTTGTCGGCTTCATCGGCTAACAGGCTGTAGGGGCGCGCGCTACTGGTAATAGGCATCGTTTGGCCGTCAGGCTTCCAAAATGGCGTTTTCATCGGGACCAATAGCCACGGTTCCGATAACACTTGCTCGCTTGAATTGAGCTTAGTGATGTAATCACCGGCAAAGCCCACTAACTGATTGCCCTGGTAATACTCGCGTACGAAATAGGGAAGCGTGTAGTAACTCGACTCGATACCCGTAATCCCTTTACCTTGCTCAGCATAAGGTCGGCAATAACTCGTACCGAATACAGACATAATCATCGCCATCGAGGGCAAAAGTGTATTAATCATGTCGCCAAGGTCGGCGGTTAATTCTGCGCACCGATCAGCCGCGTCCTTATCGTTTAAGTCCTTTGGGGTAATAGCGAATGAACGGCCGGTGCGTTTATCAGGTGCAAGCGCATAAGTGATATGAATACTCAGTGCCGCGTTAACGGTCGGGCTTTTAGCCATTTCCTCAAAAATTGAATATTGACCATGCCGATCACCGGGTAGCAGTGCGGTACTGGTAATGCTATCGCCACTTCCAGACATAGCCCCTTCACCATCAATCTGACCGGGAGCGCCTGTCACTGCAGAGCGTGAAACTACAGACGAGCCAGAAGATAAATAGAGCGGTGCGGTATCGGGTCGATTCCCACCAAAGAGCTGCCGGAGGGATTTAACTACGCCGTTCATCGGCTTAGGTATCTTGGCCATCGTAAATCACTAACTCCATAAATTTATTAATCGCATTAATCCTATGAAGTTCGTTATTTGGGGTACCCATGTCGATTAAAGATATTTTGAGCGGCGTAGAGTCTATGGATGACTTGATCGCTCTTATGGAGAAGGCTTATAAGCACCGAACACCGGTCGCTTATGGCGTTAGTAAAGTGGAAGGCGTAAGCCTTCAAAAAACGCGGCGTACGGCGAATGATGCCGCCGTACAGTTGCTCAATGAGTTAGGGCCGAATGTAGACGGTCACTCGCTCACTGATGACCAACGGGCTATTCTGGCGAAGTACACCGGGGAAGGTGGTTTACAGGGTGAGGGTGGCAGTCAGTACGAATACTACACGCCTCAATTTATGGCCGAAGGTATTTGGGATCTGATGAAAGAGTATGGTGCGAGTGCTGGCCATGTCCTTGAGCCGTCAGCCGGTACCGGAATTTTTCAGGAAACTAAGCCGACTAGCTCTATCATGTCGAGCGCTGAAATCTCGCCTATTTCCGGGCGCATCAATAAGCTTTTACACCCTGAAGATGAAGTGAATTTAGGGGCATTTGAGAAGCTGGCCAGCGCGGTACCGGATGGCACCTACGATCATGCCGTGGGAAATGTCCCGTTTGGCGAAGGTCGTTCCGGGTTCGCACAACTCGATCCGGCTTACGCACAAGAGAAGAACATCGGTAACTACTTTGTATTGCGTACGATAGACAAGGTTAAGCCAGGAGGCTTAGTCGTGCTGGTGGTGCCTAACGGTATGACTGACAGCACCAAGAGTAAAAAACTACGTGACCTGGTATCACGTAAAGCCGAGTTTCTAGGCGCGCACCGTATGCCTTCCGGCACGTTTGCTGAATCGGGTACATCAACGGTCGTTGATGTGTGGGTCTTACGCAAGCATACCGAAGCATTGAAAGCGATCATTGACGACAGCACCGACAAGGTATTGAAGCAAGCCAATGTGTTGTGGCCAGAATTCCTAACGGGTAAATGGTTTCTACAGGACGGCAAAAAATTCGTACACGGGGAAGTGGAGCGTACCGACTACCAAAACATGCTGGTGGTAAAAAAAGACGCACAAGTGACCGATGCCGGCATGAAAGCCGCATTATCTCGCCGCTTTGACTCTCGCATTGATTATGACGCGCTCAGTTTACCTACCAGCACGTTCCAGGGTGCAAAAGAGGGTGATAAGCGCTTAGTCGGCGGTATCTGGCATGAATTCAACGGTGAATCGTGGGTAAAACAGGTCAATTCTGACGATACCGTTGTTGATGCTACGCAGTTTGGGGCTTCCACCTATGCCGAATTGAGCGGCCGTACGTCTTCAACGCAAGGGCTACTTAGCTATAACGTCAACCAATTACGTAATATTGCGACTAGCTACCCTAATCTGCTTAACGAACAAACTCACGCTGTGATTCAGTTTGCTGCGAAGCAATCACCGGCGAATCAGGACCGTATTTTACGGGGTGGATTGATTGGCCTTGAGATAATCAAAGGCACCGACAGGGCAGCGCTAGGGCAAGACTCAGCAGAAATCTTTGCTGATGCGGCGAAACTCGTTACCGCTGAATACGATCAGTACGGCCGGTGTGACACGATTAAGGCTAAAAACCTTTCTGATCCGCAATCCCGTGCATGGCTGGCCTTCCAGGGTAACATCTCAGCCACCGGGGAAATTTCAGAGCTTTTGTCCGGGACTCTCGATAAAGAAGCGGCCGTAGGGGTTAACTTTGCTGAGCCTGAGCAAGTTATAGCGCACCTCTTTAGCCAGGTAAGTTTAACGCCGGTCACGTTAGATGACTTTCGGGCTAACTTCACCGGAGAACTACCGGCAGATGATGACGCCGCACTAACTTACCTCGCGCAGTTTAAAGAAATCGCCCTCGACGGTAACGGCAACCTGGTTCCTATGACTCGTGCATCGTCAGGAAACATTCGCGGTCGGGTCAAAGAGCTATTAGCGCTCGCAAATTCAGTGCCAGAAGGCCACCAGCAGGATAACTACCTACGCCAGATTGATGAAATCAACGCGAAGCGTGGGCGTATCGAGCTGAAAAAAATCAAAATCAACCTCAATGCGCGCTGGCTTGATCGCCGTCTTATCCAGGAGTTTTTAGCGGATCAGGGTTATGACCATTTCAAATACACCACGCCGGACCTTGATATTCAAAACGGAGAGCTCTTATCGCCAGATGGGTATGCCGGAAAAGATGGCGTATTCACCGGCTACCAGATGCGTACCGTGGTATCACCTAAAACGGGTGAGAAAGAGTTTAAGAAAGCGAATAACGCTGATGGATTCTTAAACCAGTTAGAAAACTACCTAAACGGCGTGAAGCCACGCGGTACCAATGCAGGTAAGTACCTAACCAAAATCGCTGCAATGGAGGGAAGCTTTAACGAGTGGATCGCCTCTCACGCCAATGCGGAGCAAGTTGAAGACGACTACAACGATGCCTTTAACGGTTACATTCCGTTTGCTCATTCTGATGCCAGCCTAAACCTTTCGGGGATTAGTGGTAAACGTGTGCCAATGAGCCACCAAAACGAGGAAGTGCGCCGCTTATCCGAAGATGGCCGGGGCATAATGGGCTTTGGTACCGGA